TGTAATGTCAATAATGTTAAACGTTGAATAGTCAAGTCCTCTTCCTCTCGCTACATCCACTAAGCAAATGTATTCATGATTTTTTACTGGATGCTCGTATATTAAAACACCGTCTTTTGTTCTTTCTAATGGCTCCTGAGATCTTAAGCTGAGTAGTGTATTACCCTCAATAAGAGTATCGCCGGTGCCAAAGAATGTATTACCGAATTCTTGGTCGAACTGCAGATTAGACGTGTTGGAAATCGTCATGCGCTTCCACTCTTCGTCACGACCGGGAACGTCCCACCAATCTACTCGGAATGGCTTATATTCATTTGTCCCTTGGATAGCACCTTCCCAGATTTTATGATACTGATTACCCAAGCCATTCGCGGTAGAAGTAATAATAACCTTTGTCTTTTCACCCGATGCAACAACTGGATAGGTAGATGTGTAGAACGTGGCAGCATCTTCGACGAATGCAAACTCATCGAGGTATAGCAAATTAACCGACATACCACGGATAGAAGATCCTGATGTTGCTGCAGCTACAATGCGAGAGTTATTACTGAATTCAATCGAACCTTTATTCAGTGCTTTACATCCGGGCTGCAAGAAGAACGGAAGATTCTCCAGCATCAGAGTTACCCGAGATAGCATCTCTCTGGATGTAGCACCTTTGTTGGCAAGGACTGCAACGACTTGTTCTGTGTTAAATATGGCATACCATAGCAGATATGCAACAGAAGATATAGACTTACCCGATTGGCGACATGCAAGAACGATAGAGAATCGATTCTCATCAAAGTGCTTAAACATCTTTTCTTGATATGGGTATAGCTTAAACGGAACAAGGCCACGATCTACGTGAATTACCTTACAATAGGTTCGAGCAAAGTATGAGGGATCTTGCATACATTTGGTATACTCGTGGACCTGCGCTACAGACCATTGCTGCGCTACACCATCGCGCTTGACTTGGGTGTTACCTAGATAGCTTTCGTCTTTACCACCACCGAGCTTTGTTTTAAAATCTTCAGACATTATGAACTTTTTTTAACTTAGGGGGTTTACAAACCAAGGGAACCTCGGTATAATAAAGAGACATCTTTGGAAAGGGATAGAACACTCATATCATATCGTCAGGTGTAATATCGATCGCTTGCTTTGATGCATCTTGTAACATTCTTTGTAGATCTGTTGTAGATCCAAGAAAGACATTATTCGTCGTTGTTCCAGATATAGCAGCAGCTTCTTTACTATCTACCTTCTGCATATCTTTCTTCTTTTTATGATGATCCATAAGCTTATCATTGATATCACTTACGTTCTTAATCATACCAGATAGCACTTCATATGCACGAGGATGTTCACTCTCTTGAGCTACGTCAATCATATTGCCGAGAGCTTCTTGTCCTGTCTTAATTAGATCCAGGTATACTCCACGAGAGAAATCAAAGTCATCGTCTATTTGTTTATCGGAGTCACTCATTGTTTAACCTATATAATCCGTCCAAGTCGTATTGAATCCATAGTCGGAATCAGCATTTACATTAACAGGATCAGGCGATGTAACAAACGCACTTATATGGGTATCGGAATCACCCGTGCCACCCTGTAGGTAGAAGTTGGTCTGAACACTGCGGATGATCTTACTGTCACCAATTGGACCATAGAACATTGTCTTCATTTCGAACTCAAGAGTATATATGATCGTTCTACGTTGTTCTAATACACTCTCAAAGTCATCGCTGAATGAGGTAGACTGCAAAGTAAGTGGCACGTCTTCTTTTACTTCAGGATAGTCTTCGAATGGTTTTACTGTAAGATTGTATTGTGGACCAAAGTAAGGAACAATCTGTTCTACGATTTGCAGAGCATCGTCGTGGCTACGTGCATAAACATTCAGCTGAAAGAATATGTTATACGGAACGCCTGCATAGAATATCTTTCTATTCTGAACGGTCGTTGGACTTGCCTTACTGAATTGATTTGTCTTACCAACCATACGAGTGCCGTCATATTGGAAGTTAACAATCTCGAATGACATACGAGGAAGCTTAATAGCCGTCATCGTGTTATCCTCTAAGTCAGGATTCTCACGGATACGATCTAAATACTTCTCGCGAGGCGCGTACGCGAGAGGCACGCGAACAGTGCTAATTACATTGCCTGCAGCATTCTTGCGGATAACATTTAAGTTATTAAACAGTGCACCAAAGGTAGCTACTGATTTGCGAATACGCTGATGATAAAAGTGAGTTCCAAACATTAGCTGCTCCCCGGTTCGCCGAATGGATTACCTTCACTAAAGTCTAGGAAGTCCAATGATTCTGTTTTAAAGTCGTCATTCTGTGCAGTTACCTGATTCAGTGTATCATTTACCGCTGTAACGACTCGCGTTGCAGTATTAATACTGCCTGTAATATTACCCGGAATAAACGTATGATACTCGTCGTCGTTTGATCCTACGTGTGCAAGTCTTACTATGTTAGTGACCCCGTTATAGTCAACGACTTCGCCTGTTATGATTTTGCCACTCGCAAGCGTCTGACTCACGGTTTCGCCATCTGTGAGTGTGAAACTGCTTGCCGTTAAGGTAAGATCAATCGTGAATCCTTGGCTTTCTAGTGAATCAATAATCTCGATACCTGTATCAAAATCGTCATCATTCGGTTCGTATAATTCGCAACGCATCTTGTATGTAGGCAGATTGCTTAACTGGTAGAATGGCTGTTCATGCTCGACGTGCATAATCTGGAACATAGAATTAGACAAAGGAAGATAGATTAAATCCCCTTCCAAAGGTCGTTCAGACGTTACCTCGTTATCGTCATATCCGACGGTCTGTCTCCAGCGACGCCTAGATACGATAAACGTCGCCGTGTCGCGAATTTCGATCCCGAACTTAGAGAACAGATCGCCTTCTCCGTCAAAGCCGTCTACATTTTCAATGTACATTTCAACAACGTGGGAAGAGTTAAATCGGTGGATTACATCGGCGCCAAAGATCTTGTCTTCATTAACAATGTCACGGGGAAGATAGTAAACATCCGTTCCGTACATTTTAAGAGATTCGATTGCAATATCTTCATAGAGATGCTGCTCTGATAAAACTCTGTGACTAAAATAAGGATTTGTTGCCATTTTATTATCCTACTAAAAAGTCAATAGGAAGCTCGAAAGTGGATCTTATTTCTTCTTCTAGCTTATCGATTTCTGCCATTGCGTCTTGGAAGATCTGTGCACCGTTAAGAGTGACACCGCCGGGAAGCTGCATGCCTTCGAACTTCATAAGGTTTGCACCCCATTGTCTTTTAACCAAAGCAGTAGTAAACTTCTTAAGCCACATATCGTTGAACACCTGAGTACCTTCTAGATACTCATATGCTTCTATAACTACGAAATCGCCTAATAGGATATCGGTGCCTAGCTCGCCGTGGATATAAAGTCTATCCTCATGGCGGGAGTAAGTCACTTGTGGTGTGCCGTTTAACTTCATGTCAAGCAGACCAAGGTGCTGCTGCATTTGCTCATAAGATGCCATACCACCTTGGCGATATGATCCCATGAATGCCATGTCGTTTAGCATCATTTGATACTGAAGATCGAACATACCTGAGCCGCCACCGAAGCCTTTTGAGATGGGAAACATTTTAGTAACCGACACAATTTCTGCGGGGATAGGGATATATTTATTCGTAATATCTAGTTGGGTTATTTCGTGCTTCAGGTATATTTTTTTAGTTGCTTCGGAATGGAACTCCCGGTATACTTCTAACGCTTCGTCCACGCGATCATCTAATTGATCCGGGTCAACGTTAATTTCAATAACAGGTTCACCTAGCTTTCGCAGCGCATATTGTATAAGGGTAATTTTAGAATTTACTGCCATGTCGGTATTCCTGCTATAGTGTTATTACTATTTATGCGTTTAGTAAACATCTATTATGAAGTGATCCCTACGCCGAATATTGTTTTTAAAGCCGTGCCACTGGAGTTTTTAATAATTAGCGTAGTCTTGTTAAATAATTCGTCTTCGCCTACTCCGTCTGCAGGTATTGCCAATACTCCGTTAACGAACTCTTGTTCGGCACTATCCCAAGATAAATATTGCCCGGCTGCAGGTGTTGTAAGTGCTACGTCTGATAATCCACCGATGGAATTAAGAGCTAAAGCTTCGGTATATTTTGTAGCAAAGCTTACTCTAGTTGCAACGCCACCTGCTCCAAAAAAGAAGTTACCGTTGTTAAGGTTAGGAAGATCTTCTGCACGACCTGTCATACCCACTTCAACTTCGCCGTCTGAGTCTACGGAAAGAACGTATCCGATACGTTGTATTTGGGAGACTTCTAGTGTAGGATGAGTGGTTGTAACCTGACCCGCTACTGCGTGCACAAAGATCGGGTCATTGACCGTCATTGTACTCGTATCAAGGCCTATATGTGTGCCGGAAGTGGTAACGATACATTCTGCGCCATTTGTAGAAGTTGCATTTACAAAACCAACTGCAGGCATCTTTGCAGCTATTGTGCAATCAGCTCGGTCAAATTTTGGGCTACCTAATGTCGAGCCAGAATGAAGAGATACTACAGTGCCGGCTACAAGCGTTACGCCGCTTGAATTTATGCCTTTAAGTATTGTTGCTCCGTCCACAGCGCCTTGAAATTTAGGAGCTATTACGGTTCCGGTAAACGTGTCACCTGACAGCTTGGCAACGGATTGCCAAGCTGCAGAGTCATAGAACTCAATATGATCTGTTGTCGAATTAAATCGAAAGTAGCCACCCGCCGGAGTGCCATCGCGTTGTGCTGTAGTTCCGGCTGGAACAAGAGCTGCACCAGTATCCGAAGTTTTTTCAACTTTACCAGCATTTAAGTTGTTAAAGTTGGCATCGACTTCATCATTAGTTAACGATGAGCCTTTTCCAGAACGCGTTACGATAGTAGCCATGGCGGATGTTACCTCTTCTTAATTTCTAACAGATTAATTACTTATTAAGCAATAGTAACGGTCCAAGTGATAGTAACTGAGTCATCAGCACCTTTGTTTACAGCAGCGAATACTGTACGGCAAAGCATAACGCCACCGTTTGCAGTAGCACTGTTGAATACGCCAGCTTCTACCAATGCGCCAGTACCAGTACCAGCAGCAAAAGTAGCCGTGTAAACGATAGTCGAGGCTGCAGGTGCGCCTTCGCCGCCTGTTAAACCTTGACGGCCGTTTTCAGCAACAAGAGTAGTCTGAGTTACTGCAGCAGCAGTTGCAGTTGTACCAACAGACATGTGTGACATATCATCTGGACGGCCCGTGTCAGTCATACGAGCTGCGATCCACGTCTTACCAACAGTTACGACAACGTTTGGAACTTCGCGGGTTTCTTTTACAGCACCGTGCTTGTTTGTAAGAACGATATTTAGTTTGCCTGTAGCGGCGAGTGTTTCACGGATCATATGAGAATCTCCTGTAAATGATCATTTATGTTAACATAAGTATTTATGTCTTTTTTAATCCTGTTAATTAGAAGGATCGAGTTAATGCTGCATCGTAAGCAGCAAGTGGGTCGGAAAGGTCAAATTCTACATAATCTGAAGCAAAGTAATCCCTTTGAATTAATTTGCCTGCTTCGCTTGTTGAAGCAGTATCTGCTCGGCCCGTGGAGAATGCCTTAGCTGCATTCTCGGTAGACGTAATTTGGTCTGCGAAACTTGTGGACCACTGGTAAGTTATACCGTCTGGAACTCCTACTAGATCTAAAGCATTTGCTGCGTCAGCTAATGGAATGCCAATACTAAGTAAGGGACTATTATCGCCAGGCGTTGTAGAGTGACCAAAGCTGGTGCTTGTGGCTTTGACAGGGCTATCGCTAGGAGTTGTTGAGTGTGCCAATCCCTTAGTTGTATTTATACTGTTAGTAAAGGTTGCTGTAACCCCATGACCGAATGGTAATGATGTGCCAAAGGCAGGACTATCACCCGGCGTTGCGGAGTGACCAAAGCTTGTGCTTGTGGCTTTGGCAGGGCTATCGCTAGGAGTTGCTGAGTGCGCCAGTATCTTATTAGAATTAAGAATAGCATTCTCGGATGGTGTTGTGCTGTCCGCGAAACCATATACAAGGGTTCGAAGAATCGAGTTAATCGCGTCACCTGGAGTAGTAGAATCTGCTATAACCTTACCGGTCGTGGTTACTGAACCTTCTGCTATGGTAACACCATGCCCAAAGACTTTACTCGGATTTAACGCAGGAGCGTCGCCAGGCGTTGCAGAGTGGCCGAAGCTGGTGCTTGTAGCTAAGGCAGGACTATCGCCAGGAGTTGCGTTGTCCCCGAAATTACGTCCGAAGCCTAGAGTAGATACTAGCGCATCAGTTAGACTTTGTGATTCGGTTAGTGATTTACCAACGCCAAACGCAGAACCTTCTGCTATGGTAACACCGTGGCTAAAGACTTTACTTGTTTGACCTGATATGTCTTCGTTTAGGGTGACGAGGTCAGCAGTTACTTTGTTTGTAAAAAGACGATGGAAATCATGTTCCTCTACGCCTGCGCTATCCGCGAGATTGCGTACCCAATGTTGCGATATTAAGTTAATCGCGTCCGTGGCGGTAGTAGTATGTGATAGTGCTGTTATAAACTCAAACGTTATTCCGTCTGGAATGCCAACTAAGTCTTGTATGTTTGCTGTATCAGATATAAATTTACTTAGAACTTTTCTAGCAATTGCTTCGCTTATGGTCTGGGTGTCAAAGAAGCCTTTATTTGGGTGGACGTCAGGAACAACATCTGTTGGCTCGATAGAGTTGTCCCCGACAAAAGGAACAAGGCTTGTAGCAATGGCAGGGCTATCGCTAGGAGTTGTAGAGTGACCAAAGAGCTTTGTCATATTAAACGAATGCTGTTGGATTGCCGAGAAAATATCTGAAATAACTTTTCCGATATCTTTGCGATCTATAACATCCTTTATAGGCTCATTACCGGTGACATCATTGAATTTTAAGCCAAACGTAAAGTCTAAATCAAAGCCGTCGAAATCTTCAGCTTCTACTGTGCTAGGCTTGGCGGCGCTAGCTTTAATAAACTTGGTAGTAAACATTCGCGCGGGAGGATGGAAGAAGGCTGCTTGATCGGTAAGGATTTTACTAACTGCTAATACGTTTGCCTGATTCGCCAATACAAATTCGGATTTAACCTGATTCGTGTCCAATGTGGGATCTTCGTCATTTGCTGTCGCTGGGTCACCTTTGACAAGATTAAGGTGATTTGCTAGACTCTCTAAGAATGTTGCTGTATCTGCAAAAGGCTTTTGTAAACCAATAGCAATCGGATCACCCATAGCAACCTGATCAGCTAGCGACTGAATCATACTATAGGTTATTCCATCTGGAACACCCAAAAGGTCTTGCATAGTAACGCCGTCTGATATATTTTTAGCAAAAGCTATAATATTAAGAACGTCATTATTAGTAACCGCTGCGCTGGATGCTAATGGAATTCCGATTGAATATGCAAGAGCAAAGAACTCTGTAATATTTTGGATGTCGCTTAATGGTTTGCCAAAATGCTGTGCTATTGCTTCACTAAAGGATAGGGTATCGGCAACCGGCTTTGCGACGCTTTGGGCCAATAGGTCAGCCGGAGTTGCTGAGTGTGCCAATCCCTTATTCATATTAAACAGACGATCGGGATCGCTAAAGTCTACTTGCTCGGAAACTGGCTTTCCGATAAACTTTTGCGCGGGAGGATGGAAGAAGTCTGCTTGATCGGCAAAAGCTGTTTCAAAAGAAATCGTTGCTTGCTGTATGGCTGATGCGGTCTCTTGTAGCGGCTTCGCAAGGCTAAATAAGTGTTCTTCGCTAAGAGTCGCTTCCTCAGCAAGCTCTTTTCCAAGGCTTACTAAAAGAGCATCTAGTACGTCAAGACCTGATTCGCTTACAGACTTAATAAACTGGAACGTAGATCCATCTGGAACACCCAAAAGATCTTGTGCGTTTGCCGTGTCTGCAAAAACTTTAGTAGCGTGAAGTAGCGCATTTTCTCCAGTAGAAAAACTATCAGCAAGTTCTCGTAGTCTAAATCTAATTAGACTGATTGCCTCTGATAAAGTAACATTGTGCGCGAGAGGCTTATTCGTAAGTAATGTATTGGCTTCTGCTCCCCC